CAAGTGTTAAAACATTTTCCATATCTACTCCTTTATTTCTTTACCATCTTGATGAACTTCAATAAAGCCAGCAAGACAGTTGGTTCAACAGTCAGCTCTACAGTAGAGGGTATCTCGACCACATCAAGCACGATTTCAACTTCCTTTGACATCAGCTCATTGTATTCAGCAACGAACTTCGGGAAGCTCTCACTTTGAGGATTTACCTTTATTTGCTGTGGATTATCAGGGTTTTTTTCACCATAGGTTTGGACTAGTCCATTGCGAACCTTCTCAATGATTCCTAACTGGACATCCAGTTTAGATGCCAGCACCGCCAACCCATAGCTGACTGCAAATGGTGGCTTTTCCGCCAGTAGTTTCTGGAGTGGTTCCTTTGCATTAAAGATTTCTCCATTTTTTAGTAACATCATTCCCTCCGTTTTATTTTAGTGGGGGGTTTAAGCCCAGCCACCCCCCGAAGCTTTAGATTCCTATGTGGTGGTGCCGTCAGCGTAGACTCTGATATAGAGCTTATCAGCTCCGTTAATACAGGTGAGAGGAACGCTGCCGACTACCGCAGCGGTATGCACACCAGCGATGTACCCAATTCCAGCCTTGCTGTTTATCTCGAACAGGGCATCGAGCACATCATTTGCCGTTGCCATGTTCAGATTCCACAGGGTTAGGATACGTGGGTCTGAATCGAGGATGCACTGGTATTTCTGGAAAGCAACTACAGCAGTGGTCAGGGTTGCACCAGCATCCCAGATACCATCGTTACGTAGGAACACGTAACCAGGGATTTCAGCCGCATCACCCAGGTTTGCCCATGTTGAGGACAGAGAAGCTGAACCCCCTACTAGCCCCGTGATGTTAATGTTGACTTCTATTAGACCTTGACCATCTGGAGTGTTAGGAGTCGCCCAATCACCCGCGAGTTTGAATATCCTGTCATTATCTGCGATGACTGAGAAGGAGTGGCTGATGTAGTTCTCTGCAATACTCTGGACTAGATACTTGGCATAGTGCACACCGGCGACAACCATGCTGGTTTTCAGAGTGTGCATATCAGCAGAGAGCAGCTTGCCAATAGCAGGCGTAAGACCTGTTATTAACATGAACTTACCATCGCTGTCGAAGTCGGCAATGCCCGCTCCACTGGCACCAAGATATATGAAGCCAGCGTCCGAACCCCAAGGTGTTATTGTTGAACTGGTCTGGAATACCATCTCCCCTTCGAGAGAGTAGTAGGCTCCACGCCCAGCTCCATCAGGCAAGCGTATCTCGCCGTTGACACCTGATAGGAGACCTACGCTCCCACCGGTATCGTTGCAGTCCACGTAGCCTTTAAGTCCATTAGCCCAGCCCCCCAGCAGCACATCGGTTATCAGCTTTGACTCCAGGGGTCTTCCTGTGTCGCCCGGTGTAACCCATGTCTCAAAGAAGCCCAGGTCGCCTAACGGGATTTCGCTGTGAAAAAGCAGCGTGCCTACGACATGCTCCACACCCGTAGTACCCCTCTGCGCCCGGGTCACGGTGAGCGTCTTGCTGACTACGGTAACAGCCGTAACCCAAACACATTCCGCAGTGCTCTTTGAGTCATCAAGAATAGCCATGAATGGGGCAGTAGGAATATCAGTAACGCTTTCAAGCACTATGGAAGTGTCGTCAGTGTCTATCTTGGTCGTGAGACGGGATTGGAATTTTGGTAGTAAGTGTGTAACTGTATCCATTTTACTTTCTTTCCTCCTTTCCTAGATTTTCTTAGGCTGCATCGTATAGTCTTAGGGCCAGTTCAGGGGTCAGGGTCTTGAATCCACAGAGAACTGAGAAGGTGATGACGTTCTTAAACTGTGAACCCACATAGTCGTAGACTACATTGATGGTCAGGCCCTTGTAGTTCATGGTGGCACCCTTCGCTCCACCTATCGGCGGGGCTATAGGAGCAGTTACCATCGCAAAGGCGTTCTTGTGGAACATCAGGTTCTCCATACTGGTGGCGACTGTCTTCTTGAAGGTAACTACCTCAGTGCCAATTGGTGTTGCAACCTTCAGGTCCGGGTAGAAGCTGATGGTAGCTGTAGCGCCACCAATCGCAGCATCCGCCGTTACCACATACTTCTGGTCGTCACCGGCTATGGTGAAGATTGTACCATCGTAGATTGTCCCAGCAGCACCGAGATTACTTACCAACATGCTCGTAACACCAGCGAGAGAAATTGCAGCCGTTCCAAATTCATCGGCAGCGATACTGGCATGGGTAACATGGTTCTGGATGTTCTGGTTCTCAAAGAAGTCATAGCCAAACTTGTGGCCTAAAGAAGCCTCTTTGAGAGGTTTGGTTTCGCCCACCTTATCAATTTCATGGAAAGCAGGCAGAGCAAGCAGGGCAGCAGTCGTGAGCGGAGACATGACCCCATACCTCTGGGCACCAAAGGGCATTTTGTTGAGAACCATGGTTCTCCGAGCATCCAGTAAGTCGGAGACGGCGGTTGCGTCAGTGGTGTCTGAATAGTAGGGAACATCCTTGTAGAGCTTGCAGAGCCTCACGTCCAACTCCTGAGCGATAGCCTGCACCGCAGGTTCAACTATTTGGGTATTGAAACTCAGAATGTCAAGCGTAAGGTCTGTTGCCAGGATTTCCACCGGCACAACTATGATTTTATCCAGCAGAACATCTGTATAGCTCTCAGTGATGTTCTGATATTCCCCGGTCAGGTCGCCAGCAAACTCAATGGCGGTGAGAACAGCGGGTTTTCGTATCCTTACGGTATTACCTACTTTACGGAACTCTTTGGCATAGTCCCTGTAAACTAACCCGGCCATCATTAAATTGTTTAGAAGTGTGGGTAGTGCCAGTTTAGCTACAGCCTGTGGGGTTATGAATGTATTACCCATTTTAGGTTTCCTCCTTAGTTATTATGAGGCTTTTCCCAAAGCCTTTTCCACAGCAGCTATAGAGCTTTTCTCTACGCTCTCTGTGGTAAGGGCTCCAGCTCCACCACCAGCTCCCTCGCCCGAGTCAGGGATAAATTCGCTTTCCTCTTCCCCACCTTCTCCGCCTTCCTCTCCGGTTCCTTTAGGCTTAGCAGCAGCGAGTTTCCCAGCGACTTTCTCAAGTATCTCGGGGTCGCTGATACCAAGTGACTCCAGTTCCTCAGTTTCCAGGCCATGTTTGGCAGCAAGATAGGCAATGGATACCACGCTTTTGTCTTTATCAACTTCAGCGCGGTCCGCCTTTAATTGCCCCTCACGTCTGGCGTAGTCTGATTCCTTGGCTTCAACCTCTCGCTCCCGCTTTGTTATACCTTGTTCCCGTTGATAGGTTCGGAGTTGGTCAGGGTCTCCCCTTGCATCTGCGAGACGGGACTCATCTCTTTCTCTCTCAAGTGAGTCCAATCTACTTGTAGTAGACTGAAGTTGCTCTTTGAGAGTGTCCCTTTCCTGCTCTGCTGTCTTCTGTAGCCTTCCAGCCTCCGATTTAGCATCGCTCTGGATTTTTGAAATGTTAGCAGCAGTGTAGAGCTTACCCTTGTCCTTTGAAGTAGTCCCACTCTTGCTGCCAGAAGACTGTCCGGCATTACCCGAAGATGTGTCCTGTGCAGTTCCCTTGGGTTCGTCCAGCATTTTGAAAAACCTCCTTAAATGAAATATACCCGCCTTAAAGATTTGACGGGTATGAAATAATCCCTTATGCCATCCTCTACTTACTCTTCACTTCTTCTACCCCCTTGACAGATTTGAATAAAAATGTTAATATTTTTTGGGTTGAAAAAACAGCCTTAAGAACTTAAGATAACTTAAGGAAGATGTGGAGTTTGGATGGTCAGATTCCTCTCTCCAAAAGGCTTGGGGATTGAGCAAAACCCAAGAAAGTTGGGGAGATAGTTTAACCAAGCTCAAAGAACACCTAACCCTTACTTGATTTTTAACTATCTTGACAAGATGTGCTATAATTTAGTTATGAGAACAAAGAAGCAACGGATAATTGATCTAATACTTAATTATAAAGTCCTTGCGTCTCTTCTTATTTTATTTGTAATATATTTCCTTGCCTCTTTACTCGGTATCATTCCCGAACCTTTTGCCTATCAACCTACCGCAGTCCCTTTCCCTTGATGTTCTAAGGCACACATTCAACCCCTAAAATAGTTCCTTAAACCCCCTATCCCTTCCTTCCACTCTCCAGCATCGTGCCGAATTTCTCATGCAGCCACATATCAAGGTCAGAGTGTCTAGCCTCAAATTCCCTTCTCCCTTGCCCCAATGGTAAATCCTTCCACATCTTGTAAAGCTCAAAGACTTTGCGTGTTGGCACTTTTTCCAACTCTCGTGGCTTCCATATCTTCCGCCCTAGCATAGTTTTGTAAAATTCAGGGTGTTCAATTAAGAACCAATCATCCTCATACCACAGGTCATACTTCCAATCTGTTGGCTTTTTCAATGCCGGGCCACTATACCATTCAACATAAGTGTCAATCAGGTTTTCAGGAAAGTCTTTTTGATAAGCGTCTCTCCTATATCGCAAAGTTTTATACTGTTCGGAATCCTCATCTAAACCTTGCATCTCCATATTGAGGCGCAAGGCTCTCTCATCCCAGTCACTACCATCATCAGTCAGTAGTTCTTGGTCTAATGCCCACTTGAAGGTTTCGGGATGGTCAATTAACCAGAGTTTAACTTCAGAACTGCCGGCACTGAACTCATCTACCAGCTTACCTCGCTCAACCCATCCCTCAATCACATCATCGGAGGCTCCATGCTCTATAGCCTCTATCCGCCTCATATCGGCTACCCACTCAGGATTGTCAGCCTTTAATTTAGCCCTGTCTTCGTCTGTTTCAAGGGCATCATATTGGTCAGATAGTTCCCTGCCCTTAATCTTTAACTCAAGAGCTCTAATGGGTGTTTCTACAAGTTGCCTCCCCAAGAACTCTCGCAAGTCATTATCTTGAACCAATAGAAGTTGGACTTCCCAGCTATTAGCGCTAAACTCCTCTAACATCTCGTTATACTTGAAGTAGTTTTCAACCGAGCCTTCAGGTGGTAAAGTTATTTCAGGTATGGCATTATTAGGTATATCGAGCTCTTTGAGAAGTCTATTGAACTCGTTATATGCCTCAGGAGTAAGTATCTTTGCCTGACCACCTATGACTAGTAAAGCATTGTCTGCCGGGTTAGCCTTCAGCCATTCATTGCGGGGATTAACTTTAAGCTCAGGGTGTTCTTCAAGAAACGCATCCTTACCCTCAGCCTCAAGATATTTAACAAGCAGGGTGTATTGCTGGCGGGTCACATTGCCCAGATATGCTTTAGGGTATAGTTTATCGTATTCCTTTAATTTCTCCAGGCTGGTTATCTTCTCCCTGGCTTTCCATTGCTGATAATAGTTGATTATTGTATCGCCATTATCCTCGGTATTTATCTTGTGAAGTGATGTGTTCGGCAATATGTCAGCCTTTGACCGGGCGGTCTCATATTCAGCCCATGCCTTGCTTTCCTTTGAGGATTTAGTGTCGTCAAGAACGTCCTGTGGTAAAACATTATCGAAAACATTACCTATATCTCTGAGCCAATCTTCAGTGTCGTATATCTGTAATTCCTTTTCAGTTAAAGGCTTGTCTTCCTGCCCCTCTTTAATCTCACCCAGTTTAAGGTTAAAATCCTCTACCTTCTCCTCGGCGTTTTTCTCAGGTGGCTTTAATGCCCACTCACTGAACAGGAAATCCTTAATCTCAAGTTCTTCACCCTTCTCAAATTTATGCCGTATCAGTTTGGAAAGCTGAACAAAGTAAGGGGTAGGTAATCCTGTTACCTGCCCTGTTGCTTTAGCAAGATATTCTACAAGGGCAGCCATATCATCTACGGAAATATCCTCAAAGGGGTCTAGCCCCTGCTCTATCATCTTCTTGGCTTTCAGGAATATCATCTGGAGGTCTCTGCCTGTTTGAGCCACTGGACTTATCTGATAATCAAAAGGCTGGTCGGTAAGCCATCCCCACATAGATTGAACTAACTGACCACCTATTAGTATAAAGTTAAGCGGGCCGAGTAGCCCTGCCCTTAATTGTCTCTCAGGCTTCCACTGAAAGGCATCTGCAATATATTGAAACATCATCGGGAGAATACACCAGGTCAACAATATAGTAGAAGCTGCTTTTGCTCTACTTCCCCTGCCGTACTTGTAGTTCCTCAGATTATCGCTAACCATCCTAAAATACTTGTTCGGCTGATTCTGAAACATGGTCATTAGCTTTAACCATGAACCACTGTTCTGAATAGCGGACAAGGTATCTATACCGAATGAAGGCTGAGTCCTGCCGGTAGTATCCTCAGCGGCTTGTATGGCTAACTCCTGAGTAAGTCCTTGATTTAATCCTGCTTTATATTTCGCCCACATTCCCTGGGTAACAGCGAAAGCATCACCCAACCTGATTTGGAGCAGAAACCAATCCGTCAGTTTGCCCTGCCCGGATATTAGTTTCTTACCGTGTTTCTGCATGGCAGCACGGATATCACGTTCAAACCCTGCATCCATCCTTGCCCGGAACATCTCAGAATTGTTATAAAGAAATCTGAAGTTAGTGACCGGGTTACTCCAAAAGTCAGCTATACCGCCTACAAACTCAGTAGTTTTCATTTCAGAGACATAGCCAAACAGCGATGGTATCTGCTTCAACATAATAACTGGCTTAATCGCCAGAATAGATTTAGTAAAGTTCCTCCTGAGAAAGTCAGCAGCACGATTGGTCGCGGCTGTTTCTATCCCACCTCCCGCCATCTGATTCAGGAAAGTGTCTATTAGTTTCATCACTCCCCGACCGTGATACTGCTCTATCGCCAGTCTAATATCTTTGTTCCCGAACACCCTCCGCATGTCTCGCATTGTAGTGGCCCAAGCTTTGAAGTGTTCCATTTGCTGTATGTGATTGCTAAGAAGCTCAGTAGCACCATTGAACTTTATGGGGCGCCTACTCTGTTGCCTTGCCTTGATACTCTGAGCGGTTACACCGGCGAACCTTTGGGCATCCTGTAAGGTCAAGACACTCTCATGCACATCGGCTTCAAAGTCCCTGAATCTGGGCGAGTACACAGAGTTCTTTGGCATATCTATATTATAGAGTTCCCGATAGACTTCGCTGATGTCAGTGTAATAATCTTCATAGAACTTAAATATAGAGTTGGCAAGTGCCTTCTCCTTAGCAGAAAGATTATTAGTTATCGCATCCTTAACCTTTTGAGACCATCCCATGCCAACGTCAAAGGCGCCATCAAGGGTAGAATCCTGTACCTGCATATATTTAGCAATCATCTGGTCTCTTGTCATCCTTAATTCAAAGGTGGCAGCCCCAGGATGATTCTCTTTATAAGCCTCAGTAAATTCAAAGACACCCAGATTAACTTCTTCCCCAAGAGTATTAAGAGTCTGGTTAATATCGCGGTTGCCCTTTACCTCATAGACCTCGCCGACCATTCTTTTAACATCATTGAAAGCAACTTTAGTGCCATTCACCTGTCGGTTTGTAGCCCTATGGACTTTTGACACGAGTTGGCTTATCACACTCTGATACGGCTTGGAGGTCGGGTCTAGCTTGCTGAGTTTATCGGCAAGGTTATCTATACCATATTGCCAGTTGGTGAACGTATCCCACCAACCTGTTTTGGCTACCAGTTCCCCTGTAGGGACAGCACCAATACCTGTCTTTAACCCAGCTCCACCGGTGAGAATATTACTAATATCAGAACGGATAGCTGCAATCTTTGACTTCTCCGCTTCCTGCTTGGCTTGTCTATCTGACCTGCCTATTGATTCCAATATCTTGATATACTCTAAAGTATTTGCTAATTCCTCAGCGGACATGCCATCAATGCCGGCGAAGTTCAGCATCTCGTTATCATTAAGCATCTGTTCGTAGTCAAGTTTGCCCTCTTGATATGCTGCACTATTCTCTGCCATCTTATCCCGGGCAACGTCTCTATCAAGTTCAAGGTTATGGTTGAGAACATCAAACCGACTTTGGGTTTCAGGTGTGAACTTCCCCTTTAATATGTGGTCTTTAATCTTCGGTCTGGCTTTCTTAATCGCCTTACGAATCTCAACCTTTAATACTTTCTGTGCATTTAACTCAGCGAATTCCTGAACCCTGGCTATCTGTATCTGAAGTTGAGCATCAGTCTTAACCCTTGCTACTGATGTAATATACTTACCCCTGACATTAGGGGGTAGGTTTTCCCTAACATACCTTGCCAGTGATACCTTTGTTTGCTCCCTGTCTGCTAATTTCTTTGACCATATCTCAGACATCTTAGCGAGTTCGCCGAGTTGCCTATGTATCTCATCTTCTATAGGTGCTTCCTCTGTAGGTTTGAGGGCTTCTGGTAGTGCTTCTACAGGTTTCGCTAGAGTTGCTTTAGCCTTCTCATAAACCCTCATCATCTCATCAAGTTGTTTGGTGGTTCTGTCAGGGAACTTGTTTTCGCTAACAGCCCCGTGATATGGTAAGGAGCGGTTGCCCAATTCATCGGCTACTTCTTTAATGAGACTGTCTATCTGTTCGGGGAATTCCGCCACATCCCTTTCCGCCCCTAGTCTCGCTAATTCTATCTGTAATTCTGGTTTAGTTCCCTCGCCTTTAGGAAGCCTGCCCTTCGTTGCCAGCAAGCCTTCTATTTCCGAGATGCGGTTTACAGTTTGTGCTTCGTTATACTTTACCAGTTTGAGGTAGTCCTCCATCTTGGCTTGAGTAACTATACCCTTGCCCAGAGGTCTAACTTCTTTAGCAGGAACTCCAAATGCACCAGCCTGCAAGCCAGCTTCGGGCATACCAGCTTCGGCTTTGGGGACTTCCTTCACATCCTTAATAGCTTCCGTCTCTACTTTATCAAAGACATCCTCGGTTATATTATCCCGTATAGTATCATATGACGGGCTTTCTCCAGCCTCTTTCTTTAACGACTCTCTTATTTTCCTTACGGAGGATACACCAACCTGCCCAATTCCGCCCATTACCGTTGTCAGGAGGAACGTCTGCGGGGCTATCTCTTTGAAAGCCTCCACCCAGCTTATTCTCTCGGCTCTCAGGCCAGCGTCTACTTCTATGGCGGATTGCCCCTTCTGAGTTATTGTTTCCGTCAGTAGTTCCTGCCCATACAGGGCAGTTAGTTTCGTTATAATCTTGGTGGCTATATTCTTCCCGACTACTTTACCTAGAGGCAAAGTCAGTATTTTAGCAAAGGCTAGATTACTAACGGCTTCTGGTATTGCCTCCCAAAGCCCATACGCCCTTGCCTGCCCTTCAAAGCCATCCTTTAGCCCCTGCTCTTCCGTAGCAGTCAGACCCCTGCCTGTTGCCGCAATCATCTCCTCATTCTTTAGTTCCAGATATTCCTGCATTATCTGGTATGAGGTTATATTGTAGGCGACCACACCCGAAGCGCCGGAGCCGATTAGCCACGCTGCCACTCTCGCACCTGGTACTGGCAGAAGAGCTACTGGTAGACCAGCACCAAGCCCAGCACCCATTGAAGTTATTGAGAAAGCCATATTCTGAGGTAGCGTAGCCAAATCCGTTGGGCTTATCGGCAGATTCCACTCACCATAGTTCGCTTCCAGTTTCGCTGTAAATTCTTCTATGTCAGTGTGAGCTTCTTTAATAAACTCGTCAGCCCAATCCCTGTCAACAACACTTGCTCCCCCTATCCCCTGGATTGCCTGAAGAACAGATGCAGCTATTTGCTTTGGTAATTTTGTTAGCCCTTCCCCGAGGAGGTTAATAAGATTCCTACCCTTCTCAGCTTCCTTATCAAGAATAACCTGTCTCTCTTGTGGGCTTAACGTGGGGAGTTCTTCGCTGGGGTTAGCAGGCATGCCGTACAGTTCCCATTGGTCTGCATATAATTTACCGCCAGCTTTGCGGTAAGCCTGAAAAGTCGCTACCCGTTCCTGTCTCTCTCCATAGTTCTTAACAGGCGGGGCAGGATTAAAACCTAATTCCGCCTGAAGAATTGCACGCCTCTCTCCTACCGTGGGGAATTCACTCAGAGTTGCAAATAATTCATTGATATACTCCTCGCCTGCTCCCATCATCTGCAATATAGCTTCAGTGTCTTCAGTCCTACCAACCTCTCGGAGACTGGTCAGAAATTCCTCTTGCGCTTGTTCAGCTCTTATTCGTTCAGGGACAGGCATATCCTCAGAGATTGCCATACCAGTAAGCACCGCTTCAACATCTTCCTGTGGGAATACTTTACCGAAGATTCCCTCTAGCTTTAGCTGTCGCTGATATTCCCGATAAGCCTCCTCCTCTACACGCTGCTCAGGGGTCAGTCCTCTCTCCACTGGTAGTGTCGGGATGGACCTTAAATATTCCTCTTCCTCAGCCTGCATCTGCTCAGGGGTATGTCTATTCCCTTCAGGGTCAACCCATATCCCTTCTTCCGTTTGCTCCCATCCTGTAGGGCTGATATAGCTTACTCTGGGTTCGCCACCGCCAACCGGTGGCACTACTTTAAGTGTCCATCCAGGCTCTAGACGAAAAGGCTCTCCTGTCTCAGTAACAAGCGCCATACCCCTTACCTCTTCAGGTGTAAAGAACTGAGGCGCAGTGGGAATTGTTGGAGGTTTGATAGCTTTCTTCTGCTTCACTGCCTCAGTCAGCTTGGGAACTAGCTTTCTGGTTTCCTCCAAAGAGGTCCCGTAGCGTTGTAGTAATTCGGAAATACCACTCATACCTGTTGCTCACCGGGCTTTTTAATCTTCCTCCCTGCCTTATCTAGCAGGGATTGAAGCACATTTTGACTCTGACTTTCCTGTGGCTTCTGATTTAATATCCCTCTCATTTTCTTTTCGTGGTCTTCAATCGTGAATTTCATCCTTCAGTTTCTCCCAAACAGATTTAATAAGTTCAGAGCGGAATTTATAAGATGCAAATATTAGAGTAAAAAGAACAATGGTTAACTTAATGCAATTCCACCTTGACATCATTCCTCTCCTTCACTTTCTCTCGGTTCGGCTTTCCTTGCTGACGACCTGCCCCCACCTCCTGAGAATAGAGGCACCATTGGTTGAGGTTTCTCCGCTTCCTCTGGCTTTGGTTGCTGACCAGCAGTCCCAGCCAGCATCTGTTTAAGGTTCATACCCATCTCGGCTGACATTAGCTCTGCCTCAAACCCAGCATTCTTATCGCCCCTCTTGGCCATCTCCAGTAATCCCTTGATTGTCCTGTCCATCTTGATAGCTGGACTTATTCTCTCCGCCTCTTCCCAGCGCAGTTGCCTTTCATCGCCATCCGGGTCTTCCCTCTGTAAAATATCACGCCTCTTGGCTTTATCGGGTATCAAGTTCCCTGCCGCGGCTGCCATTGAGAAGCGAGCTACATCTACCTTCGGCGACTTGATGAAGTATTTGAAAGCGACCTCATACTCACCTACTAGCTTGCGGGCATCAAATGTCCTCTTATGACCTCTTGAGCCAATCTCCACGCTAGTAGCACCAGTCTTTATAATCTGGTCTATAATCATTTCGGCTAGTTGCTGCTTGAGAAGACCACGAGCACCAAGCCTTGGCAAAAATACCTGGTCCCTACCCTCCCCAATCTCTATCAAAGCGACAGCCGATAGCTGAAAATTAAGCGTCCCCATGTCAATACTGGATAGGCTTCCCCTCTCTTCTCTCGTCTCTATTATTGAGTGCAGAAGATAGGCACTCCGTTTAAGCTCTCCATAATTAACCGGTTCAGAACCGCCTTGAATATCGGCTGCCGTTACTGAGCCCGGCGTTGTAAGGTCTTTATGAGTAGGTGGTGTTGCCTCTGTCCCTTCTGTGCTCTTCCACAGTAGCGCATTGTCAAGAGCCTTCATGTTCAAGCTCTGTATAATGCTAACCAGCCTGTTCAACTCAGGCACAAGGTCGCGGATAAGGAAGAAGATTGACTCTCCCTGACGGGCAAGGCTGCCAGCATCTGCCAGCAAAGACCCCATTGGCACTATCTGAATAACAACAGGCGGATACCCGTAGGGGTTTTTCTGTTCGGATATTTGCTCCTCCCCTATCCAAACCTCGTTGTGGTCTTTATCCCAGACATCAAGAACTATAGCGGACTCGTCCTTAACACTAGCTTTGGGATATGCAACTTCAATTATGTCCTTGCTTCGTGTAGTCTCGTAAGCTCCCCAAGCCAAGCCATCAACCCCCATCCCATAGTAGGTATAGCGCCTATCCCAGGGTACTATATCGGCAATAAGGGTCTTTGTCTTCTTATCTATCCTGAAGTAACACCGGGCAGCACCCCCTCCGCGCCGGCACATCTGTTGGTCAAAGAAGGGATTTAGCGGGAATCTACCCTGTCTTACCAGCCGAGAGTTAGCGGCGGCAAACGATGCCCTTATCATGTCTTCTATGTATGCCGTGTCCAAGTTCTTATCGTCAGACTCCACCACCACCTGCTCCGTGGCACTACCTAAAGAGGATTCTACATTAGCCGCGAACACAGCCGGGTCATTCAAGGTAACACTGATGCTATTAGGGACAGCCTTGCCGTTTACATCCTCTAGGGCATATTTAGTTAGCTCCACTAACTCCCTGTCTGCATCCATACGATCGTAGAGTTCGCTAAGCTCAGCCTTCTTATTCTCAACTAACTTCTTATAGTCAGCCATAATATATCTCCTATCTGTCTGAGTGAACCGTTACCGGTGCCTTCCCTTTAATCACAGTCTCCGGGGTAAAGTCACTGAGGATATACCTGGCACAGGCACATAGATGGAACTGGCTTTCGTCCTGTATCTCATCTGTCATCACACCGTTAGTGTCCCTCTTCCAGAGGCAGTTCATTATCTCCTCAAGATAGTGGTATAGGTCATTGAAGATAAAATACTTGTTGAGCTCCATTAGACCGATAACCTTGTCCACTTGGGGCAACACCCGGTGAATCTTTGGCTCTTGTATCGGCCAGCCGTGGGCAGTATAGCCTTGCCTTATCTCATCTTCCTGATGACTACCACCAGCTCGCTTTAATACAGTCGTCCCATCAGTAATCGCCTTGAATTCCTCCACATGCTGTGCAGTTGAGTAGCCTGGCCCAGGTAGATATTCGTGGTAAGCGTAGAAATACCCAGTAGCCGGGTCTTGGGCTATGAACAAAGCGGCTGGATTAGCACCACCGAAGTCGTGTCCTGAAAAACGAAGCCACTCTTTAGGTATAGGGAAGCGTGGTATCTTGCAGGTAGCCTCGTTGAACTTCCCATAGACTAACTGGCTGGTTTGTAATGGGTCATCCTCAGCCAGTATCTCCTGGCGGTAGGCTCCCTGGGTCATGTCCTGTGTTATCTCCCCCAGTGCCTCTTTGCTGATATGAGGGTTATCATAAGAGCTGAAATGGAAGGCTTGCCACCTACCTGTTTTATCCTCAAGAGCCTTCGCAAACATCTTGGCAGCATGGCGTGGGTCCCGAGCCTTCGATACTCCAGCACTCCGCAACGATGGAGGAGTATAGATAAACATTGCATCCCCGTTGTTATCCAGTAGCATAGGGGCACCGACTACCTCCCAGGTATCCTCATTCATAAGTTGGTATTCATCAAGCACCAGGAAATCTGAATAGTCACCCCGTAAAGTATCGGCGTTCCAAGCAGTCTTCCCTTTAATACGGTTCTTAGAACCTTCCCTCTCTATAGTGTGCTCAGTCTCATTCTTCTTATATATGCCAGCATCTATAGGCTCTGCCAGTGCTCTCTTGACCTCAAACCACCAAGTTTCAAGCTGGTCACTGGTAGGGGTAGCGTATAAAGGGCGAAGCCCCTCTAAGAATTTATCAACGCATATAGTGGCTGCAATGACTGTCTTACCGCCACGCCGTCCAGCCCTGACAGCCTTTCGCTTTGCCTTGCTGTTACGAATAGGCTCCTGTTTAGCGTGTGGCCGTCTTAGCCTGACAGTATATTCAGTCCCTATCGTCATACTTCACCCGCAGGGTTATCTCTCCCTCCGCTGCCACCGGCTGTGTTACCTTACCTTCTATCCTATCAAGCAGTTCACCGGTTATCTTAGCATTACCCCGGATTACATCTATCCATATTCGCTTGGCAGCTGCTTGTCTATAAGTTAGCCCCTCCCCCTTATCTTCAACCTCAAGCCACCGCTCCGGTGCAGGGTCATCTGCCATCTCCTTGAGAATACGAGTGATACTGTAGTCCTTTGAGGCGTGGTTATTGTTCTTAAGGGCTTTCTGCGCCACGACTATATTTTTGTGTGAATTAAGGGACATCCCTCTTCTATTTCCACTATGATTTAATTGCTTTTTAGTTGTTTCTTTCATCTATTTCCCTTCCCTTAGTGGCGCCACTCCCACCACCACAGAGCGACAGTAGCCAGCCAGGATAGAGGAAAGCGCCCCGTTCTCCGGTCGCGGTGAGCAGCTGGTAGGACACGGCGTTCAAGCATAAAGCCCAGACGCCTGACACCGAAGAGCGGCCACCTTACCATATTCCCCCATCCTCCATATAGAAAAGCCCACCCTTTTTCTTGGGTGAGCTAATTGGTCTAGGGCATACCTTGCCCTATTGCTCCTTAGAATATCACACAAAGCTATTCTTGTCAAGAAACTCTAACAATGAATACTAAATGACTTCATAATTCTATATTACCTTCTACTTCATCACCACCCCCTCCTGTAGAGTCTTTGCAGTCTCCACTTTGAAAAGCTCATCAGTTTTTCCTTCCCTCCTGAGATATATATTAAGGCGTCTTTAGCCTCCGTAGTCCGTAAATCTCTAATGTCCATTGGCTGGTCTCCGAAGCTGTCAATCTCCTCTACCAAAGACACGCCAGCCTTTCCTGTCTTGGCAAGGCGTTTCTTGATAACACCGATAACAAATGCTGGGGTAACAAAGGAACCCTCAGTCCTCACTTTCCTCTTGCCTATTGGAGCATCTGTATAGGTGGATTTCTTACCAGTCGTTTTCACCCACACACCGGTAATGTTGTGCTTCTTTTGGTATGCCGTCCTATCCTCTATGGGAGTCCAGTAGTCAGTCTCAAACTCACCAGGCATCGGCGGCCACTCCCCCTGCTCAAAGAATGAGCGGTTTTGAATCGCCCAGATAACCTGATGGGACTTAAAATTGAATAACCCATAACTGACCCAATATTCCACTTAATTCTCACCTATCAAGTATTTACCGGTGTCCTCCACGCTTTTCTACCGCCCTCTTGATTGTCCTCATCCCCACATTAAAGAAAGCGGCCAGCTCCTTTACTGTCTTACCGCCGGCGGCCAGCTCCCTTATTCTATCGTTCCTAGTAAACTTCTTTGCCCTGACTATGCCAACACCTCGCTTCTCCAATACGCACTTAGGGAAGGGACACTTGAGGCAGGATGAGGGACGACCCAAGTAATTTGTGGCCGCCTCACAGCCACTGTCAGCGCCGGCATACCCAACAGCATCAGTCGTAGTCTCCAGGAACTCCTTGTCTGCTTCATCCGTTGCGACTATAACCCCCCGGGGCCGGTGGTACTCCTCATAGTGATTAACCAAATCCTTGAACTGAGCGAAAGAGGCAAGACAGTATTCACAGTAAAACCTTAAACTCACTTCCACCCTACCCCCTTCGGATAATGGGGCCGCCTTGATAGCAATTTCATAATCTGGTCAAGGCTCTCAGGCTTAGGGTTATATCGTACATTCGGCGAGCCCGGGTCTTCTGGCAGGTCAAGCAGCTCCAAAGGATGATACTTCTTCTGCAGTTTCAGCAGCTTATTCCTGGCATCCTGAGAAATCAGCCGCCAAATCGGCCACTCTTCGTGGTAATCTACTCTACCCATAAAGCACTCTCCAACTCTTTATCTACTTCTTTTTCTGGCACTTTTCAAACCTTTATTTCATAATTTTTATGTGAGTGTATCTTTTTATGGCAAGAAGAGCAAAGCCACATAACATCGTAGGGAAAGTCGTAATCAGGATGATGTGCATTTATCCTGCAATGTGTCTTCCCACACATACCACATTTTAAAGGACGTACCAACGAACCTTTCCTAAGGGCATTAAGGACTTTCCATCTAGCCTTCATAGCCTTTGGATGTGCAGCCTGCCATAAAATTATAGCATCTTGATAACCAGAGCTTCTTTCCAGCCCATTCTCAGCATACCATTGTCTATAATAAGCAGCCTGCTTTTCTCTATATTCTGGGTTGCGACGACGCTCTTTACTCCGACAAGATGCACACTTCCCCTTATACCCCTTTTCAAATTTGCTAGGGTCAGTCGTACCGCAAAAACAACATTTATATAGTTTCACTCTCAATAAACCCCTTACTCTTTGGTATCATCGCTCCTGAGTTATCTGCTGATTATAAATCCCCACTCACTAATTGCACTAGCACCATCAAATCAACATTCCTCCCTGTTAGTTCAATGGAGTGGCTTATTATAAACCCCCGTAATGCCTCAGTAGTTATATGCCAGCAAGCCCCTCCATTCTTTCCTGGCTTGATATTAGAGTGCCAAGTCGCCTCCAGTGCGCCGCTATCAATCCACCCCTGAACTTTTTTATGGCCAACTCCCAATATCTCACAGACATCTTTCTTGGTGAACCAGCCATCCCTAATACGCCTTGAATACCCCAACCCCTTTGACTTCAACACAACTGCATTAACCGACCGGTGCAACCGCCTCGCTATAGTAATTGGCGAATACTGAGTTATCATCTCAATCAAGATTTCTATTTCCTTCTCTGTCCAGGCAGGGCTTTTGTTCTGTGAAATGCCCATCATAGCGACTTGCCCTTTGACAGCATTAAAGGTAATTTTATCTCCTGTCATATAGGTCAATTTATCAGCTATAAAGTGAGCCGATTGATTATGTCCGTTATAGTCCCTCCGGACAATATCCCGCTCATCATCAGCCCATTTGTGCTTATGAGCACTACCGCCTTTTCTACCAGCTTTAACTAGCATCGTTGTCATTCATTTCCCTCTGATAATACACTCTCAATAAACCCCTTACTCTTTGGTATCCCTTAAATCACTTCATTGCAGAAAAGCCACAGTTTCAAAGTCGCTAAATAAGTTTTGTTCTCCATTTCTCCCATGCCCTAGTTACAGCACCAGTACCAGGATATAAATCCACAAAGTCATCCTCAGGCTGCATCCCCAATAACTCAAAAAGCCAGTAACAAAACCCTATCGGCTTAACTCCCTTCATCCCCCTTTTTAAGGTGATGTTAGCAGATACCCAATCCCGAATAGTAGGTTGTTCTCTAGTGAAGCGTGTTCGTTTAGTTGAAAATATTACGGGTTCCCAAGCATATCCTGGGTTAACATTCGGCTTGAAAGAACAAAAAGGCTTTACCCAAGCAGCGACCCTAACTACACCACTCTTGGTTCTACCTTTGAGAAGGTAGTGATTGAGCAAAATGCCCAAACTGGGAGAGCTACAAGATAACGCCCATATTTCGTAATTCCATACTAAATCCTCAATCAGTTTATTATGGTCTATCTCTTGATGCTCTGGATAAAAATGAGAACACCCTAAATATGGTGGGTCTGCATATGCTACTTTCACTTATCTCCCCTCCTTTATCTCCACTCTCAATAAACCCCTTACTCTTTGGTATCATCGCTCCTCTTTATGCCTTCTGCCCATGTTTAATCCCATGTTCTTTTTTCTCAATCATCTTTATCGTACGTCATACTTGCCCACCTTATATTTCCTTTCGCAGTCCTCAAATCCGTGACCGCAACCGTGAACCATAGCGTCTACATATATCTGGTGTAATAATACTTCTAACCATTTCCAATGAGCCTCTGCTAATTCCCTTGCTTCTTCGTCAGTCATTTAATTCCCTCCTTGATAGCCTCTTTAACTTTCTGGAGTTGGGCTTTGGCTATTGCCTTTTTCTCCCCTATTCCGTATATCCCGCCATCTTCTGGCGCCCAGTGATAGTGGGATTTTAGTATTTCTACTATTTCGTTGGGTGTCAGTCCAGCACCCTCTACCACTTCAAGTAGCTCCAAGATAACCGCTTTTGCTCTACGTAGATAATGAGCTTGTGTTGGACTTTCATTAAAGCTTGTGGCGTGCTCCTTTAATTCATCAAATGGGGTGTTATCCATAGATGCTAATTTTCTAGCTATTTTTGTCAGCAAGCTAAGTTTCATTGTTTGCCTCCTTTAATTGAATTTCCTCATAGTCAGCATCGGGATAATCTTTTCTCAGGTCATCAAGACAACCATAAACTGGCAAATACCCGACCGCTGATGTTTCAACCTCTATTGATACTTGGTATTGCGTCCCATCATATACGGCAGCCACATAATACCAAGTATCAATGCTTACTATTGAAGTCCGCCCTAATAAAGACAATAAAGAATTGTTTGTCGGCTTAAAATCAAAGTCCTCCATCCGTTTAACTAGAAACATTCTCTACCTCCATTTTTACTCGCCACGACATCCCACACAGAGGGCAAATCGCTTGAATGTCCTTACCCGCAGGCAATCCGAGTAATTCGGTTTCGTGAAAACAGTTATGATGCCCGAATTCATAAAGTCCATAATCTCCCCTGTGCGTTTGCCCACATCGGCACGGGTAAATTCGCTCCCCATTTCTACCCATGACACTTGTAGTATTCAAATCCCCCGTTGTTATTTCCTCAAACACTTTCCACCTCCTCTATTTTATTTTTGTAGTATTGAAGCAAGTCCTTCACCTCAAAACCTCAACAATCGTATCAAAGTCACTCGGGCGGAATAGGTAAACTTCTAGACCGACTTCAGTTAAGGCAACCAGCCATTCATATTGCTCAGGTGTAGGTTGCCCCGTCTCTGTCTTGAGTTCGGCAATAACCAGCCTTCCTTCCCTAACCATAGTGCAGTCTGGGTACCCAGCAGGTGAATGAAAGCTCCGCCAGGTGTGGTAATACTTCCACCCAAACATCTTGGCTAAGTCCTTAACCTGCCCCTCAAACTGCTTCTCGGTGATTGCTATTTTATCCCTGTCTTGTCCCACCTTTTAATCTCCTCTGGTGGTACCGCTTTATCTTACAGTAAGATTTGCTTGTTATCGTCTCTCGCTCTTTCCTGTCATTTTGATAAACCCTTGTTTCCCCGCCATCTCCCTTAGTCTGTCAGAAGAAGCTCCACCGATATGTGTCTCAAGTTCGGCTAGGTCAAGATTAGTGGTTAAGATAATGTTATCTTCTTCAGTGTATCGGTCATCAATAATCCGAAAATAGACACCCTGCAGAAAGGAATAATCCCGGGGCCGGACTTTGCCGACATCATCTATAATCAGCAGGTGAAATCTTTCCAATGCAGAGAACACATCCTCTTCCATTTCCCCCTCTTCATCCCTCCGGTTATAGGTCTGCCGAATGCGATTCAGGAGTTTTTGCTCGGTAGTAAAATGCACCGGACACATTCGCTGGTTAGTGGTGTTCTCAACTAACTCCGATGCCAAAGCGGAAACGAGATGTGTCTTTCCCACACCATAAGTCCCAGGAGAATACAAAACAAGCGAGGTATCTTTCCAGTTCTTCACAGCATCAAAGGCTTTCGGTTGTAGTTCTCGCTTGAAATCCTTTAGTGTTTTCTCAATGAATATCCCGGTAACACCGTACTGCTCATACCATAAATCCAACCGCTTTTCTTTTACTTCTTCCTGATGTCTCCTCTCCTGTTCAGTCCATTCTTGCTCTTCCTTTTCTTTGCGGCACACTGGACACAAAGAGTCAGGCTTGGTTTCCGAGCCGTTTCCCCTCACATAAATGGTAGATTCAAAATGAGTGGAGCATATCTCACAGATAACATTGCGGTTATATCTTTTAATGCTCGATGTCATCAAACGCTCCAGCTGGTCGGTTCCCCGGGTTTGCTCTTGTTCCGTCATTGCCATTACCTCCTTTCTGAATTTCATCTCTGCGCTCCCACGATAAAATAGCTGCATAGTGGTTTTTATACTTATAGCCTTTGCTTTCAATACCAGCGGAAAGGGTCTCTATCATTTCAGGTACTCTGGTTCCGAACTTATCCTTTAACTTCCGAGACTCTTCATCAGTTAGAAGGACATTATTAAATTCTCCGTACTCTTTCTTTTGTAAAGTATCTTTTGTAGTAGTTTCTTTCTTTTCTTTTGTGTTTACCCCCTGGGGTAATGATTTTGTTACCTCACTGGGTAATGGTTCCACCCCACGGGGTAACGGTTCCACCCCACGGGGTAACGATTGCTTTTCCGTTACCCCACTGGGTAACAAATCGTGTCTATGGAA